TAGGCAGAGAACAGAGAGATAAATCCTATACAGTAAACGAGTTTGGGTTAAAGTATGGCGATGTTATAAAAGATATTGCAGATGATAATAACATACCCAATAAAGTTTTTTTAATTTATTCGTCTACCGAGCCTTTTTATTTTAATTCAACTATGTATCTGTGCGAAGTAGCTAAAAGACATCCTAATTGTAAATTTGTTATCAGCGGCTCTGGAATGGCAGATGCAATGTATTCGTGGCAACAGGAAGTACTTGCAGAGGCCGGTATAACTTTTATTTCTAGAATGTGGTATATTGATCAGGTATACCATAGAACTTTTCATAATAGAAATATGAAAAAAGCGCACATGGATCTAGAAGCAGTTGATGCCCCAGAGCATCTTTCACAATACAATGAATACAAACCTAAGTTTGTATTAACGATGAAAAATGCCAGACTACATCGTGCCATAGCATCTTATTATTTTGAAAGAGACAGAGAAATACTTGACACTACAATTTACACAAGAAATTTTCAGATGTTTCCGGATGCAGGAGATCCTAACATAAATGAATACAAGCATCAAGTTCATTTAGTTATTAATATGTTGAAAGAAATAACACGAACTAATCAAATACCTGATAATGTAAAGATGGAAATATTTACGCATCTTTTTAATACTTTCCCGCATCGCATAGATCTACAATCATCATTTGACCTTTTAAATACATCACCGCCGTACTGGTTATATAAAGGTGCTAGTATGGCTATTGTAGCTGAAGGAGAGTGGAACGGTTGGGGGTTCGCTGACGAAAAATTAATTATACCTATAGCGTTTAAAAAACCGTTTGTAGCTTTTGGCTCGCAGGGTGGAAAATACGGAACCTACGAGCAAATGAAAAGTGTTGGATTTAACATGTACGAAGATTTTTTTGATACAAGCTATACTCGCTACAATACAATACACGAGCGTGTATATGGCTGTTATCAATCAATTAAAAAATTAGTTAGGATGCCACTAGATGAATTTTGGCAATTAATAGATAGTACTAAAGATGTAGTAGAACAAAATTATCAGCATCTAGTAAGTGGCAATTTTATTAATATTGCTAACAAAAATTTTCTTGAGGAGCTCTGTGATGTCGCAAACAGTAAGAGGAGCTAGGCCAATTATTAATAGTGTTGTAGGCGAACACTATAACAATTTCAAATACAAATTTACAAGTCTTTCTGAATATGAATATTTGTGGAGAAATTGGTTAACCTTCACAGAAGATAAAAGTATACAAGGATTGGATAGCTTTAAGTTTGCAGACTATACGCAGGGCACTAGCCAAACTTTTGATCAGTTTATCATGCGCCATTGTCATCAACGTGAAATTGTTACCCTTAAAGGAGAATTTCAATATCACGGTTGTATAAGCAAGCCATTACGATATCGTAACGTAGATCACGACAACTATTATTTTTTTGCTGAACGCGGATTGCAGGCATTATTAATAAGCGCACCATTTAGTGATTTTGGTTGCATTCATCCAAAGTTTGATGAGATAATGCAGATATGCAACCAGTTAGATATACCCGTCTGTTTAGATTTAGCGTATTGGGGCATATCCAAAAATATTCATATTGATTTAGATCGGTATCCAGCTATTAAAGAAGTAACATGCAGTTTAAGCAAACCTTTTTATACCTTAGAAAATCATAGAGTAGGTATAAGATTCACCAGAGATTATGTTAACGATGGAGTATCGATGCTTAATGAAGTAGCTATGCAAAACAATTACAGTATGAGCTTGGGTGCGCATTACATGAAACATTTTAGCCCAGATTGGAATTGGTTTGTTTATAAACAACAGTACGAAGATGTTTGTAATAAATTAAATCTTGTATATACTGATACCGTAATATTTGGTCTAGGTAATGAGCAAGAGCACGCTGAATACAATAGGGGCGTGCCTGGAAATTATAGAGTCTGTATCACCAAATACTTAAATAACTGATTAACCACGGAGCAATCATGATTGTAAATTCACACAACGACTGGGATCCACTAGAAGAAATTATTGTGGGTCACGCCCACCACAGTCGCATCGCTACAGATATTAGCGCACGTAGCTTTAGCTATGCAAACCACCCAGAGGAAAAAATTAAACCTCTAGAGGGCACATACCCACAATGGGTCATTGACGAAGCCAACGAAGACGCCGACGGTCTAGCAGACACCCTTACTAAGATGGGCGTAAAAGTACATCGTCCTAAAGTCATTGATTGGGATAATGTTAACTACGATATTGGTCAAGGATGGAATACCAAAGGCTGGTACAGCTGGTGCCCACGTGACTTAATCCTGCCACTAGCAGATATGTTAATTGAAACACCAACTCCAGTTCGTGCAAGATATTTTGAAACAAGATTGTATGAAGATATCTTATATGAAGCGTTTGAAGATGGCGCACTATGGGTACAAGCACCAAAGCCTAAGTTACACGACAACATGTTCCAGTTTGAAGATCTTAAAAAAGCCACACTAATGGATCATGAGATTTGTTTTGACGCTCCTAATATTGTGCGTGTTGGCCGCGACTTGCTATATCAAGTCAGCAACAGTGGTAACATGAAAGGCTTTAAGTGGCTCAAGCGTTTCTTAGAGCCCATGGGTTACAAGTTACATTACAGCGAGCTTTATAGTTACGCACACTTTGATAGCACTATCATTCCTCTACGCCCAGGCCTAGTATTGCTAAACAGTAGCAGAGTAACACCTGACAACTGTCCTGAAATTTTTAAGAAGTGGGACAAGATTTGGTTTGATGACTGTGTTGTTCAAGGCAGTAAACTTGCAGAGCAAGGCTATATTGCTCCATGCAGTCCATATATTGGCATGAATATTCTCAGCGTCAATGAAAATACAATTGTCTGCGACAGCGCACAAGAACCGCTTATGCGAGAATTAGACAAGCACGGTATTGATAGTGTGCCAGTACGTTTCCGTCACAGTATGACACTGAGCGGCGGTATCCATTGCGCTACACTAGACTTACGACGTAAAGGCACATTAGAGAGTTATTGTGATTAAGTACGGTCATATTAACATTAATGTTTCTGAATCTCAGCTGAATAATCTTAGATTCAATGACTACTTCCAGTGTTATCAACAAATACCGGAAGTTGCCAAATATTATACTATGCATAATAGTAGCATTTGGCAAATGTTCAATGATGACTGCCCACAGTGGGTATGGGATCTAGCAAACGAAATACCCCAAGACTTTGATCGTTTCGTTGTTAGTGTTATAAAAATAGACCCTGGGCATACTATACCATATCATGTTGATAAACACTTTAAATTGCGAGAACAATACGGTGAAGGTGAAAGTTATCGATATTTAATCTTCCTAGAGGATTGGAAACGAGGTCACTATTATGATATTCATGACCAGCCTTATACAAAATGGCGTGCAGGAGACTGGGTAAAGTTTGGGCCGCAAGATTGGCACACAGCAGGCAATATGGGTACTGAACCGTTTTATTCTGCACAAGTAACGGTATTAAAATATGTTTAAAGGGCACATTGATATTGATTTTGTTAATACGGAGATGTTAGCAAAAGTTAAATTTACGGAACATAATCATGTTCCGTGGTGCGGCGGAATGTGGGATGAAATGGGTGTTCCGGTACCTGATTTTCCGTACGACGGCCCATGGGTATACCAAAGTTTTGAAAATGACTGTCCATTATGGGCACATAACATCAAACGTATGTTTGATAATATGATAACATATCCTACTGTAACAATTAATTTAGTAAAGCCCGGTAGGTATATTCCTCCGCACAAGGATTTATTTTATAGACTATTACGAGATGCACCACCCAATATTGGTAATCGTATACCTGTTAGAATAAATGTCTTTCTGCAAGATGCACAGCTAGGTCACATTTTTGAAATGGCTGGCGAAACATGGATGAATTATAAAAAAGGTGATTATACAGTAATACATCGTGGCGTACCACATAGTGTGGTCAATATAGGCTACCAACCTAGATATACAATGCAGATTTCAGGATTTGCGGAACAGGATACATTTAAATGAAAATTTTTATAACAGGGCACGACGGGTTTATTGGACAACATTTGGTTAACCGCCTCAAAGACAAACACGAGCTATGTTTTCTAGAACATGATCTGCGCCACCACGATAAAGTAGGATTCCAACTGAGACAATTTGATCCAGAAATTATTGTACACCTTGCTGCCCGAACGGAAGTAGAACAGAGCTTTTACGAACAAATTACATTCAGCGATATTAACTACACAGGTACAGTTAACTTAATTGAAGTTGCTAAAGATTTACCCAACCTTAAAAACTTTGTGTTTGCTAGTACAATGGAAGTTTATGGATGGCAACCAATTAGTGATTTAATTCGCGATGGAAAAGAAAAAAACATTTTTGCATTTGATGAAAGCACTCCGCCAAATCCTAATGCACCATATGCAGTTGCTAAGTATGCTTGCGAAAAATATCTAGAGTATGCACACCGCAGTTATGGATTGCCATTTACTGCCATTCGTCAAACAAATGCTTATGGTCGCAAGGATAACAACTTCTTTGTAACAGAACAGATCATATATCAGATGCTAACTAACCCTAAGGAAATTAACTTAGGCTATGGTGAACCGTATCGTAATTTTATCTATATAGATGATCTACTTGATGCATGGGAAACAGTGATTAACAATCCTACAAAATGCAGTGGAGAAATTTTCTGCATTGGGCCAAGCAATGCTCTAAAGATCAAAGACTACGTAAAGATTATTGCTGCTAAAATTGGCTGGGACGGCCATGTAAATTGGAATACAAAGCCAAAGCGTCCTGGAGAAATTTATCTGCTTAATAGCACAAACAATAAAATCACTGCTCGTCTAGGATGGTATCCTAAAGTTGATATTAGCACTGGTTTAGATTTAACTATTACAGTATGGCGTGATATCGTTGATAATAAAATAGAATTTAACGTCAAGAAAAAATTCAGTGTTGGAAAATAAATGTTTTCAATTGGCTTCGTGCAGCCTAACTTTCAAAGTGGACCAAAGCATTTAAATGCTTTTTATTTGCCATATACAGTTGGCATATTATGGTCATACGCAAAACAAGAACCCGTCATAGCAGATAATTATTCTGTTAAGAGATGGGTTTTTCGTCGCGACCCAATTGACAATGTAGTAAATGATTTAAAAGAGTGTGCTATTGTTTTCTTTAGCTTATATGTATGGAATAGGCGCTATTGTTTTGAAATAGCAAAACGTCTTAAACAAATCAATGCAAACATTGTTACTGTATTTGGCGGACCAGAATTACCGCACAGAGACCCGGATATCTTTAAGAAGTATCCATTCATTGACACTATTGTTATAGGCGAAGGCGAGCAAGCGGTTAAAGAAGTATTAATGGCTCATAATAATAAGCAACCTATCAGCAGAGTTTATCGTGCGGCTCGTATACGGGACTTAGAAATTCCTAGCCCATACTTAACTGGATTATTTGATGAACTAATGTCACAGCATCCCGAGATAGAATGGATGCCTACTCTAGAAACTGACCGCGGCTGTCCATATAAGTGTACTTTCTGTGACTGGGGAGGATTAACTGCTAGCAAAGTTGTAAAGTTTGGCCTAGAGCGAGTATTTGCAGAACTAGAGTGGTTCTCTGATAAGAAGCTACCGTTCTTAACAATGACTAATGCTAACTTTGGTATATTCAAAGAGCGCGATATGTTGATAGCAGAAAAGATAGTAGAGTTGTCAAATACTACAGGATATCCTCGCGGCATTAGCGTAAGCTATGCAAAAAACAGCAACGCTGATATATTTGAAATAGTCAGAAAGTTTCAAAGTGCAAATATACAAACAGGATTTATTTTAAGTTTACAAACTACCACAACAAATGTTTTAGAAAATATCAAACGCACTAATATGAATATTAACGACATTAGTTCTATCGCGGATTATGGTCGTAAATTGCAAATGCCTATATTCACAGAAGTGATTATGGGTTTACCTGGTGAAACATTAGAAACTTGGAAACAAAATTTAGAAAATATTTTAAATGCTAATTTACATAATGGTATTGATACCTTCTTTTTAAATATGATTGAAAATTCGCCAATGATGGGCGATATAGAAAAATATGATATTAAAACGTTTTCAGCTAATGACATGTTTTATGAAACCAGTGACGAAATGTCATATGAATCATCAACTCTAGAACGAGTAGAAGTAATTAAAAGTAACAGCACATTATCAGAAGAGCAAATGCTAGAAGTATTATTGTATACTTGGCAGCTAATTGGTTTCCATATATATGGCATCAGCGACATTATATCAATATATCTTAATAAATCGCAGGGTATTAGTTATAGAGAATTTTATGATAAGCTAAACGAATATCTTAAAGATGATCCGTATATTTCAGAATGGCGAGAATCTATTATTAATGGTTATAAGGAATGGCCTAATAAAGGAATGTTTATTGTTAAAGCAGATAATCTAACGTTACTCAGTTGGCAAATAAGCAATAGTCTAAGTTTATTAATGCATCATAATAATTTAATTGATTATTATATAAGTAAAGTAAAATCGTTTGTGGTTGACAATTTTGATATTGATGCTATACTATTAGAGGACTACGAGATTCTAGCTAAAAATAGAATCAAGCAATGGGGCAGATATCTGCACAATCCAACACTAATATCAGTAAGCACTAACTTATTTGATTATGTTCAAAATCAAGCAGATAGCGTAGTTGCAAAAAAACAACAGTATTTGGTTGCAGACAGATTCAACCACTTTCCTGTGGCGCTTTCGCAACACATAGATAACATCATATACGGGCGCAGAAGAACCTGGGTTTTGAACAAGGTTGACAAGATCTAAATTTGTGCTATACTATATTTGTGTTTGGAAATTAGGAGAAATACGTGGCTAGAGCTAAATCGCCTAGATCTCTGTCAGTTAACGGATTCAGCGAGCCAGACTGGAGAATAATCCAGCTGGACATGAAGCCAGTGCGCATCAATGGTATTGAGAAAGACTATAAACGTCTTTTGTGGGAAGCTGATTCTTACATTCATACTGAGATTGATGACAAGAAGAAAGCAGAATCGTTTATCAAGTACTGTGAAAAGAACTTTGATAAGAAGAAGGCAACGCTGTTGAAACGCCTTCCCGAATACACTTTTTCCACAGTTGGCAAGATTACCCTTTTGCTAGAAAAGGGTGTTGGCTATCCTGAAGAGCGTATTGCTTCGCTAAAAGGATATTACGAATCTTTCTTGTCTAAGGCAGCAGAGCTTGAAAAACAAAAAGCTCGCGACGACGCCGCTAAAGCAAAGACTAATGTTGTTGTTGTGAGTATACAACAGCGTATGCGCGAGCAGGTGTCTGACTTGTGCGCCCATTGGGATCATCTTGTAGACGAATTATGTCACAAACGTCTAGATGTAGCAACATTTGATCCTTATGCTCAAATGCAGAGCTATAAGGATAATATGATCAAGGCGGCCCATGCTAAGATCATCAAAGAAATGTATGCAGGTCAGTTTAATGAAGCAAAAGAAGTAGTTGCGTGGAAGGACGAGCAGATCAAAGAAGGCTATGCCTATATGACTGCTAAGATGCGCAAAGAGTTCTTGGCATTTTATGAAAAGATTAACATTGCTTGCGACACCTTTATTAACACAGGTAAGGCTGTGCGTAAGACACGCAAGAAGAAGGCTGTAAGCAAAGACAAGATTGTTAGCAAGCTCAAGTACAAGCAGAGCGAACCAAGCCTTGGCATAGCAAGTATTAATCCAATGAATATATTGGATGCACAGGTTCTATGGGTATACAATACTAAGAACCGTAAACTTGGTGTGTATGTTGCCGAAGAGCATCACACACTGGGCATCAAAGGCACTACTATTTTGAACTACAAAGAATCCGCTAGCGTTCAAAAGACTGTGCGTAAGCCTGAGCTACTCAAAGGTGCAGATAAGTTAGCACGTACTAAGTTTCAAAAGTTGTTTGACGGTTTTAATGCTACCGAAATCCCTCTAAATGGACGCTTAAACGAGCATACCGTGCTCATTAAGGTGTTCTAAAGATAAATAGTGCTATGCCAGTAAATACTATAGGATATAGCAGTAGGGAAGATCTCATACGAGAGCTCAAACTCCGTTTGGCTGATGGTATTGTAGATGTAGAACTTGATCGCGAACATTACGATGTTGCAATCGATAATGCATTAGCAAAATACCGTCAGCTCAGTAGCGGGTCTGTTGAAGAAAGTGCTATCTTTATTCAAACACAACCCGGTATAACTGAGTATACCTTACCCAATGAAGTAATTGAAGTTCGAAGACTATATCGCAGAGGCATAGGTACCAACAGCGGCGGCGGCACTAACTTTGATCCGTTTGATGTAGCATTTAATAATATGTATATGCTACAGGCAGGGCAGATTGGCGGGCTAGCAGTATTTGATGCGTTTGCACAATACAAAGAAACCATTGGTCGTGTATTTGGCAGTGAGTATAACTTCCTTTGGAACCGCAATACAAAAGTTCTAAAAATTCTTCGTAACGTAAATCACGATGAAGAAGTTGCTATCGGCGTCTACAATTTTGTTCCTGAAAGTGTTTTACTAAGCGATGTATATGCTAGTCCGTGGCTAGCCAACTATGCATTAGCTATGGCAAAACATTATCTAGGCGAAGCACGTAGTAAGTACACCAGTGGCTTACCTGGCGCGGGCGGCGCAGTACAACTTAACGGCACAGATTTAAAACAAGAATCACAACAGATGCAAGAACAACTGTTACAAGAATTACACAACATGGAAGAAGGCAACAGCCCTCTTGGTTTTATTATAGGATAAACATGATTATTGGCTTAGTTGGCCTCATTGGCAGCGGTAAAGATACTGTAGCCCAGCAATTTATTAAAACAGGTTGTCTTAAAGATAGTTTTGCCGCACCCCTCAAGGATGCATGCGCCGCTATGTTTGGGTGGCCACGTGAATTGCTTGAAGGCGATACTATTGAAAGTCGAGAATTCCGTGAAACGCCCGACATGTTTTGGACTCGCAAAACAGGTATTGATAATTTTACTCCGCGCCTAGCATTACAATTGATTGGCACAGATGTAATGCGCAATCATTTTAATTCTGATATCTGGCTTAATAGTCTAGAATATAGAATTAGACGTGCTAATTCTAGTCAAAGTGTTGTTATCAGCGATGCACGATTCCGTAACGAGTTAGAACTGATTCATTCGTTACACGGCAAAGTAATTTGGGTCAAGCGAGGAGAGCTACCAAGTTGGTATGCTACTGCTGAAAGCGCCAACACAGGAAATGCTGTTAGCAGAAAAATCATGCAGACACGTTTTAAAGATGTACACGAAAGTGAATGGAACTGGATTGGCTTTCCTGTAGATTATATCATTGACAACAATGGATCGCTAGAAGACCTCTACGAACAAGTAGAAAATATACAACAAAAGATTTTCAAAAGCCACTTAAATTTAGTTTAAGGGCTATTTAGCATTTGACCTTAATTAAGGTGTACCCACCTTTCAAATAATACCATTTTTCTCCTTTTTTGCATAAATAATTGCAACGTTCATCAAAGGAGAACCCAAATGGCTACATTAGTATCCCCAGGTGTAAGTGTAAGCGTTACCGACGAGAGCTTTTATGCTCCAGCTGGTACTGGTACAGTTCCTCTTATCATTATTGCAACAGCACAAGATAAGACAACACCAGACGGCACAGGCACAGCCGCTTATACAACATCTGCAAATGTAAATAAAGTAAAATTAATTACAAGTCAGCGCGACTTGTTAACATATTATGGCAACCCAGAATTTGTCATGAATGGTGTCACCGCAGTTCCAGGACACGAAGCTAATGAGATTGGCTTATTAGCGGCATACAGTTTCTTAGGCATAGCAAATAGAGCATATGTTGTCCGTGCTGACATTGACCTAAATCAAATTATGCCTTCAGCAGTTGAGCCAACTGCATCACCAAACAATGGTTCATATTGGTTAGATACAACAGAAACTGTTTGGGGTCTAAAGCGTTGGAGCGGTAGTGCATGGGTACGTCAAACAGTTAAAGTACCTGCATATACAGATCTTGAAAGCAATAAGAAGCCTAAGGCTGCTTATGGTAAGGATGGTGAGTTCGCAGTAGTATATTTTAATGCTACAGGCGGTACAGATCTACGTGTTAAGTTCTGGCAAAAAGTCAGCGGCGCATGGTACTCAATTAGTTCATCCTCATGGGATTCTGCAACAAGCTCTAAAGATTTCCAATTTGGATCGCACCTTGCTATCCCTTCAACAAGAAGCGGTGGCGGCTCTCTAGTTGCTGGCGACTTGTTCTTCCAAACAACAGCACCAAATACCGGTACTTCATTAATGGTAAAAGTTTATGACTCTGCTACTAAGCAGTTTGTAGACGAAACAATGCCACTATTCTCAACATCAAGTGCAATGTATGCAAGTTTAACAAGTGCAGCCGTTGCAGGCGATTTGTGGGCCAAGGTAGTTGACAATGACACAGCAGGTTTTGGTGGATTCACCATTTATCTCAAGCGTCATAATGGTGCTACAAGCGTAAGCGCAACATCAACCACAGCACTAGCTGATACTGCAATTACACTCACCGGTCATAGCGGTAAGTATGCATTTGATATTAGCATCAACAATGGTACACCAGTTCAAGTATTTTTAACCAGCGACAAAGACAGCGATGGCAATGCCAGCGTTGACGACATAGTGGCTGATATTAACAGCGCATTGTCAGGTGCAAATGCTACACTAAGCCATACAGCAAATGTTATTGCTTCAAACGTAAGTGGTAAAATTCGTATCACTAATACCGATGGACATGACATTCTTCTAAACGCAGGTAACGTAACAGCATTTACACCAGCTAACGTGTACCTAACAGAAGATGTTCCTTATACTAACTTTGCTGCTCTAAGCTACGAAGCAAGTGCAACAGCAATCACAGGCGACTTGCCAGATGGTCAGCTATGGGCCGACTTTGAAATTTCTGTAGACCGTACAGATATTTTAGAGCACAATGGTAGCACATGGGTATCATTCACAGGTGATTTACAAATTGATGCCGTAGAACCAACAACACAGAGTGATGGTACAACACCATTAGCCAGCGGTGACTTGTGGGTTGACAGTGGTGATTTAGAAAATTATCCTGTAGTTTACAAACACGATGGTAGTGCTTGGGTATTAGTAGATACCACAGACCAAGTTTCCAGCGATGGCATGGTCTTTGGAGATTTCCGTGTAGACTCAACTAGCTCACTAGATGCAGATGCTCCAGATGCTGTTCTATATCCAAGCGGTATCCTAGCATGGAACAAACGTGCCAGCGCAGGTAATATCAAGAAGTGGACAATGGATCACACATTTGAAGGTGTATTAATTGGCGATCGTTGGGTAGACTACTCAGGCAATAAGTTAAATGGCGCACCTAACATGCTACGCAAAGCACAACGTGCTGTAGTAGTTAGAGCTATGCAAGCCGCAGTTGCTGGCAACGATGAATTAAGAAATGAAACAACACGTTTCAACTTAATGGCAGCACCAGGCTATCCTGAATTGTTTGATGAAATGAAAGAATTAAATATTGATCGTAAAGAAACAGCATTTATTCTTGTTGACCCACCAATGCGTCTCAAAGCTGACGCAACCAGCTTACAAGCATGGGCAAACAACTCAGCAAACGCCACAGAAAATGGTGAAGACGGATTAGTAACCAGCTACGAATATGCAGGTGTTTATTATCCACACGGCTTGACCAGTAACATAGACGGCGTTAATGTAATGGTACCAGCAAGTCATATTGCTCTACGTACACTAGCATACAATGACCAGGTAGCTTTCCCATGGTTTGCACCAGCTGGCTTCCAGCGTGGTCTTGTTAATAATGCTACTAGCGTAGGTTACTTAGATCCTGTATCAAGTGAATATGTACCAGTTGCACTAAGCGAAGGTCAGCGCGATACATTATACATCAACAAGATTAATCCAATTGGCAACTTCCCAGGCCGCGGTCTAGCTGTATTTGGACAGAAGACACTGAACCCACAATCAAGTGCATTGGATCGTGTTAACGTAGCACGTCTAGTTGTTTACTTACGTGAACGCTTAGATGATATTGTTAAACCATTCTTGTTTGAGCCAAACGACGAAGTAACACGTCAGAACGCTAAAGTTGTAGTTGACCGTTTCCTTGGTCAACTAGTAATACAGCGCGGTCTGTATGACTACTTGGTTGTTTGTGATGGTACAAACAATACACCAGCAAGAATTGATCGTAACGAACTACACATTGACGTTGCTATTCAGCCAGTCAAGGCAGTTGAGTTCATCTACATTCCAATTCGTATCCAGAACACACTGGGTCAAACTGGTTAATAGATTTCACAATCTAGTAATAAGGGAAAGGGGCAGAAATGCCCCTTTTTCTTTATAATTAAAACATGAGTTTATGATTTTTGAAATAATATGATAAATATTTGCATATAACAACAGTTCGTAGGAGAACATAAATGGCAGTTTCAGATATTACACAAACCAAATCAAAGTTTGGTGTGCCAGTAACAGGAGCGACAGGTTCCGGCATTTTAATGCCTAAACTAAAGTATCGTTTCCGTGTTAGCTTTTTAAACGGCTTCGGTGGCGAAGTTGAAACAAGAACGCTCACACAAAACGTACAAAACGTTACCCGTCCAAAAATCACATATGAAGAAGTAACAGTTGATAGCTATAACTCAAAAGTGTATCTACAAGGTAAGCACAGTTGGGAACAGGTTACAGTTGTTATTCGTGACGATATTAGCAACAGCGTAACTAAACTTGTTGGTTCACAGATTCAAAAGCAATTGAATCATTTCCAACAAACAACCGCTGCCGCTGGTAACGACTACAAATTTGATACACAAATTGAAGTACTTGATGGTGTTAATGCCGGCTCAAGTGAAATTTGGTATCTAGAAGGTTGCTTCTTAACCAACGTTGATTACAGCGATAGCGATTATAGTGCTAATGATCCTGTACAGATTACTTTACAGATTCGTTACGACAACGCAACACATTATCAGGGTGATAACGATATTAACGGTCGTGTTGATGGCGGTAATCCATTCCCATCAGCTGTTGACTTTAATACATTGGGCACATCAGCTTAATAGCTGGTCAGTAGGATAGCGACGAAGGTCTCGAGACAATGGGAAAACTTCTTGATATTTTAGGACTAGGATCCGGCAAGAAAAATTTCTATGTTCGAGACTTTCGTAACGCCTATCAGCTAAGACCAGATAATAATCCTCCTCGCTTTAAGTTTGAAGGGTATGTTAATTTTATTATTAACAGAAAACTTCTAGACATGATGTATCCAGAAACACAGACCGCTGAGTTTCGTACACAAATAAGCAGTTTAGTTAGAACTGCATCTTTGCCGGCTGTAGAATTTAAAACAGAAGTCAAAAATAAGTACAACAGTAAAAAAATAGTTCAAACAGGTGTTGAATATAAACCTGTTTCGATGACGGTACTTGATACAGTAGGCAACGAATGGCTCACTCTGTTTATGAAATACTATTCATTTTATTATATGAATGCTAGAAATAAACAAACAGATGGCGACAGAGACATCAGCGACAGCCAGGCACTTACTACTTTAATTGATGTATCGCCAAAATTTGGATCTCCTAGTTTTGATAGTAATGCATCTGGTTTCGCATTAAATAGAATTAAAAATTTCTTTGAGCGAATTGATTACGTGATGTATCATGGCGAGAGAGCTGTACAATATAGTTTGATTAATCCAGTACTTAAAAACTTTGATCCGGGCGATCTGGATTATTCCAGCAGCGACCTACTAGAATTTAAATTAGATTTTGAATACGAGAATTTTACAATCTATAACGAAACTAATTTTGTAATGACAGACTTTGATTTGGGTCGATTTGAAAATGCTGCCGAATTAGAAGGTCCTGCATTCGTTCCAGGC